GGTTAAATTTCTACCGCTTTGGTATATGCAAATATACATACATATATATATACGATGCAAACTTTTTTTATTTTTTTTTCTGCGTTTCCAGCGCGTATAGGCACATTCCGAAAAAAACTTTCAGACGCCCCCGATTTCCAAGCCTTGATTTTTCGCTGTTACTTCAACCTGGCAAACAAAACGACGCTGGCCAGCAGTCCCAAAATCGCCCCGATCAGCAGTATCGGCCACCTGCTTTTGCGCTTCTTCGGCTCAACGACGACAGTGCGCTCTACGATTGTCGTGTCACGCAGAATAAGCCGCTCTACGACCGTATCTCTGCGTAGGCGTATGACAATGCCACTACCTGAATTTGCGACGCTTAGAACGCTTGTTTTCGCACTGTCGCGCAGGGCGAAGCGGCGTATCAACCCGGCACTGTCGCAGAGGTCGGGGAGCGTTAACTCGGTTAAACTTCCAGCGGTGACTACCTGCCGATCCGTATGCACGATAGCACTCGTGCGGATCACCTCCGCATGTTTCCGGCAGCAGCCAAAAAGCAGGAGGCTAAATATGAGCGTACTCCTGCGTAGCATTGAACGATGGGCAGGCTTTGGCTACTTTTGGAAAGTCGCGATGGCCGAGGATCTTAGCCGCTGGGTACTTGGCGCGCCATTCGTGCAGCACCTGTGAGAGTGCGTCTTTTTGGCCTTGCGTGCGATTGTCAACAGGGTTGCCTCTGCTGTCAACGCCGCCGATGTAGCTGATGTGGAGGCTTACGCTATTGTAGCCGGCAACGCCGTTGCACACGGCGTCATCATCAGCCAGCGTGATGACTTCGCCGTTGGGTTTGACGACCTTGTGATATCCGGGTGACTTCCACTTCAGGTTTGTCCGCCAGTAGTTTTGGATCGAATCGATTGTAGTTGAGTGCGGTGTCGCCGTGCAGTGAACGACGAGGTATTTGATGTTTCGCATGATGCCTGTTTAGGCTGCAAAATTACTTAATTCCATCGATTTCGATGGGTTAAAGCATTGCAGTCAGCTTTGCCCTGACATTGGTACTATAATTTACACCCCATAAGGTACGAATCAATGCGCATCCTACCACTTTATACCCTATCGGGTGCTGGTCGTCGTAAACGTCGCATCAATGACGCGGGTGTCTATTTTCTTGGTGTTCAGGTGGATCAGTTTCAGCTTCATCCAGTAGCCGCCCAATGGCTTCGGCGGTCTGCCTCGCTCAACGTGGAAGCCTCCAACGCCGCCATCGTATTCCTCCTTGTAGGTCGCCGTGCGTATCTGATGCAGAGGCCGTTGTTTGATCATATAGTCGCTGCGGTTGAGGTAGGTGATGACGTTGACGTGATGATACAACTCATGCACGTGACCTTGCCAAGTGCAGTCGTAGCCTTCAACCATCGCCATGATCCGCTGGTCTTGGATGACGCCCTTGGTCACTGGACCGCCTCCGCCTGATCCGTGGTAGTAGTGCATCGCAAAGCGTGTCCGGTGGTTTACTTTAGCACTGTGCGTGAAGCCGAACAGGATCGCTCCGCCGTAGCCGCCAAGCTGAATGTCGGTCTTGCACTCGTGGTTGAGCAGCGTGACGAACATCTGCAAGGCGTCGAACTCGACATTGCGGATCACGCTTGTTTCGTGGTTGCCGTAGCCAATGAGCGCGATGTGCTTGGCGTAGGGCTTGAACCACTGCACCGCGTCGTTTACGACGGCTTGCAGGTAGTTGCCCTGATTGTGTTCCGGTCTGATCTCATCCTTGCCCCGACGTGGATCACCGCGCCCCTGCATGAGGCAGAACGTGTCGCCGTTCATGATGATCTTTGCGCCTCTGCGCGCGGCTTCGTCAAGGTGGCTTTTTAGCAGGTCACGATCGCACTTCGGGTTGTCCCAATGCAGGTCGCTGACCAGCAGAAACTCCGCCTCCTTCCCTTCGCAGTCGAAGGTGTGAACATTCGCTGCGCGTCGGGTTATTTTCATACTATTGGTTTGGTGTCGACTTGAGCAGCTTCATGATCCGCACTTCCAGCACCTCCGTGATCTTGACCCCTGAAAATCCGACGATGAAGGCGAGGCCGTACTCAATGTTGGGTGCTTTTATGTTCAGGATGCCAATAATCACTGGCGCGATGTAGGTGGCAGATAGCGTGCCGGAAAGCACGGCGATCAGCTGCATTTTCCAGTTCTTCATCTTGGGAGCGAGCAGTAGTGCGCCGAAGAAGCCCGCGATGGTTAGGCCGAGGTTGATGCCGATGGATTTGAGGAAGTCGATCATTTTAATCTTCGTTTAGTGTGTTAGATACGTCGTCGCGCTCGGTGTAGTCCTTGCCGTACTGCTCATCCCAGCCGAGGAAGGTATGCACCCCGACAGGCGGAGGCCAGCACTCATAGGGCAGGTAGGCGGCATTTGGCTCTGCATCCCAAAGGATGTCTACGCAATATGTACCCTCAATGATGCCCAGCGGCACTGCGAAGCCTTGCGGCACTGGTAGCGCGGTGAATGTCGCTTCGTTGGGGAAGGCGTATTTGCGGAAGGTAGCCATTTATAGTCGGGTTAATTCGGCGAGTTGGGCATCGGTGAGGCGCGTGGTGTAGAGGGCAGCGGCGCGGATGCGGTCGTTGAGAAATGCTGCCGTTCCAAATGTTCCCAAGTTTACCGATGTAAATGATGCACTAAAAGTAAAGGCAGACGTGCTTGTGGAGCCAGCTTGTGTTCCATTAACAAATGCCGCTATATCACCTGATTTGTAAGCGATAGCCGCTTTTACAAAACCAGTTGCGGCAAGTGTTTGCGAAAACACGCTTGAACCTAATGCTCGCAACTCCAAGGTCACTAAATTGGCGGTACTTCTGCGTATATGAACGCTGTTGTCAAAACTTGCGGCAACTAAACGTATTGCATAACCCTCAACCCCCAGTGTCTGCATGTTATACTCAATGTACACCGTCCCCTCCGTTTGGCCTATCAAGCCACTCACGAGCGCACCCGATGCGCTGATGACATCTGCGGCACGGCTGCCTGTTCCTGATGTTGTGGGGATGAAACTTGTGGGAAATGCACCGAGTTCTATCTGCGGTGCAGCAAAGCCCATCGTTGTCCCTGTTGCTGCGACATTTGTTGAATTGACTGCCGCTAAAACGCCTACGTTAATATTGCTAACAGTCCCACTTGCCGTCATTGTAAAGGTTTCGGAACATCGGTAAACATCCGTTCCCCATTGTTCAACTCTTCGGATTCTGTTTGTTGTTCCTGCGGAATTGTATAATGATCCGGTATTAAACGAGCCACTTACATCAAATCCCCCACCAATGTCACCCGCTGCTGCTCCACTAAAAGTAAAATAGTAACCAAAAATTGTGTGTGCAGTCGTTTTTTTAACGAAAAACGAAACTGTATATGTGCTTCCAGAAACAAGGTTTAATGCGGGAGAAAGCGTTGGACTTGTATATCGGCTTCCAGCACTTCCAACAGCCCCTGTTACACCAACGGTTAGGTTTACGCCACTCAAACCAATGACATCAATAGTAGCCCTTGTCATTCCTTGGTTTAATATCCACCCAGAAGCAGAATCAGTAGATTGCAAGATGCTATTCTGCCCACTCGCCTCCACCAACAAGGCGGGACACGACTGCCCCAGCCAATCGATGCGCGGCACTCCCGATGCGACGCTCTCAATCAAACCGCTGCTATTTACGCGCGTCGCCGTTGTGTTGCGGCTGACGGTGAAGTCAGGAGGAAGCCCAACTACATTCGTCGATTCATTCAGTCGAGTGACCGCACCTGTCGAGGTGGCAATCATAGGCGTAGCTACGCCAAGCCGCTCAAGCTGCGGCGATGCAATCCGTATGGTGTAGCTGTATGTCGTGCCGCTGACAATCGGGTGGCCAATGCGCCCTCTCGCCGCAGTCACGCCACTTTGATTGAACGTTCTAACCGCCGAAAGTCGCTGCAATACTGCACCGCTTGCCAAGGCGATATTTGTCGATGTCCCCGCCTGAAAAGTTGAACCACTCACCTCCTGAACCTGCAAGACCATTGCAGGCGTTGTGATGTCACCACTGATGCAGGTTGCGTAGGCTGATAGCGTAAATGTCTGGCCAGTAGTCGCGGTTACTGCGCCTGTTGCGGCAGAAAAAAACAGGTTGAACGTACCGCTTGCTGTTGCCGTTCCGCTCACGCTTACATCTACATAATTAACGAGCGTGCCATCATTAGCCGTTGCCTGACCACTTGCGCCTACCGAAAAGGTGAAGCCAGCAGGGATTGAACCCGATGCCCATGTAGTCGGCAACACGCTACCTGTCGCCCCAGCCATTGAATTGTTAGGTATGAAGTTGGTGCGCGTTGTTGGTAGCTGGTCGTAAAGCACCCCTGCCTTGTATAATTGCGGCACAACAAGCAGCGAAGGCTGCGTCTGCACGTCTTGCATGATCTGCATGGCGCGCGCCGTCAAGCAGTTACCAGCTTCTTCGCGCTGCGCCGCATCCGCCAATGCGTTATTGGTTGCCAAAGTCACATCTTCGGCGAACCCCTGAACAGGACGCTTGACCGCAAACGGCAAGCCATAACCCAACCCCAACGCCATTATACCGCGCTTACGACAGTTACCGACTGGAAGGTATAGGCAAAGACGTTGCCTCCTGAAGGCGTCACCGCCGTTATGCGCTGCCCTCCGTTGCCGCAAATGATCATGCCGGTGTTCACGGTAACGCCTGAAAGTCCCAAAGTTGTCAGCAGGTTAGTGCCACCCTCGCCTGTCAAGGTCGTGAAGCTGCACGATGCGTTGACGATCAGCGCATCATACGTCTTGCCGGTGACTGCGCCGGTGACGCACTCCATGACGACTCCGCGACCAAGTAACGCGTCAAGTTGTTGTCCTAAATTCATTGTCTTTTTCTTTAAGTGTAAATATCGTTTGGCCTGTTTCTATGCAATTCTATAATCGTGTTTTTAACTTGTCGGTATCTGGCAGACGTTGCGGCTGAACGGCAACTCAAAGACCACCGTTGCCTGCCAACCTGCGACCTTGTCATCCCTTGCCTCAACAAAGCGCGTAGCACTAACCGCGCCTGTGATTGTGTACTCGCGATCAGGATCATCGGTGAACTCCGCGACGAAGTCCTGCAGGATGCGCAGCGTGTCGCTTAACACCTCATCCTCGTTGTCAGTCCACCGGTAGACGACGCTGCCGCTTATGGTCGCATCCACGCCGCGAAGGTCTGCAACCCTGTCCATCACCAGCACGCTGACGGTTAGGTTGGTTGCGCCAATGGGCATTGACGCGCTCTGCGCATCGACGAACAAAAGCGGGTAGATGACCCTATCCCTGTCGGTTGTCCGCAGGTTGATCACGTTGTCCGTGCCGATCGCCAGCGGATCGCCGAAACCCACTGCGTTCAGCTGCAGGTGCGACTCCGCGAAGGCTATCAGGTCGTTTTTGATCGTTACCCAACTGCTCATAGAATTGCTTTAGTTTGTTTACGTTCTTCGAGTGCGCCATTAAAAGTAGTTGCGTCTGTTTTCCGGGTAGTCAAGCGGATCGCGATACCTGCCCCTGCGACCAAGCACCATCCCTGTCTGATATGCACTGTTGGCCGGGTAAATCGTGTCAATCGCAACTGGCGGATTGTCGAATAGCGGAAACAGCGTGTGGTTCTCTTGCAGGTAGCGCGTGATGCGCTCGGTGTACCACTCCGCATCGTCGCGGCTTTTGTCCATCAGTCGCGTCATCTCACGCTCGCTCATTGGCGACGACTCCGTGCTGCTCCTGCGATCCATCCCCTTGTTCATGAACTTGAAGGCCAGCACCATTGGAAGCTCAAAGTACATCCACTGAATGATGGCGGGTTGAATGTAGGTCTGCATCAGCGTGGTGTTGTTCGCCGACAAAGTGCCTGCGATGACCTGCGTCACGAGTTCCGCGTATAGCGCCGATCCCACCGCTGGCTGAATGTGCATCTCCTGCACCTTGACGATCGTGGGACGTAGCTGCGTGTAGCTTACGTTTTCGCTGATGACGGAGTTTTCGATCAGCGTGTTTTCGCTTATAAATAGTGCCTTGCTCATTCGACTATACGTTCAACTTGTGTACCTTTCTTAATAACCAACTGCTGCACCCACATGTGTCGGCACGACGGCCGGTGCCTGCCATCTTCCAGCGTCAGCCATCCGCCTCTGCGCTCCCAGACGCTGTAACCCATCAACGCCGTCAGCTGGTTGATGTCGTCGCGTGTGTAAAGGCGCGTGCTGCTCAAGTCCATCATGACCTGACAAAATCTGCGGCTCTTATCGTAACCGTCAGCCTTTGATAACCCCCGATATTCTGGTCGCCAGTCGTACCGGTAGCGCACCTCGACGATAGGTTCAGGCACTTTCTCCTCTTTGGTCGCCTCACCAATGCCGCGCTTCAACGGATACTTGTTTACCTGCAACAGGTACTGGATGCGCTTGCGGATGCGCGCCTTGCTCACCCCGAACTCCTTGGCCATTTCTTCAACCGTTGCATCCTCGCGCTTGCGCCTGTATTTTACGATTTTCTCGTCCAGCGCCTTATCTTCATCGGAAATTGCAAACTGCATGAAGAACTCCGCCTCGCCGTATTCGTTGAAGTCAAGTTCGCGTTCTTGCAGCACCTCGAAGCTTTCACGCGCCTCGCCGAACTGCTGGCCGACTTGCGCCAAGAACTCCAGCTCATCAGCTTCATCGGTGAACGCCTGCTCTTTGACGCCCAGTAGCTGGTCAACCTGTTCCGGGTTAAGGCCGAAGCCAGCCGTCAGCATCGTGCGCGCCTGTTCGAGTGTGACCTTGCCCTGTGAGTAGTGGCGCACAATACGCATCAGGTTTTGGTACTGCCTTCCTGAAAGCGTCTTGATAGCCTCGTTGACGCCTGCGCTGGCTTCTACGGCCACTTCCCCTGCGTCGGGTGTCGCTTCTGCCAGTGGCTCATAACCTGCCTTTTCGCGTAGTTCATCCTGCGTCAAAATCTGCATCAGCGCCTGCTCGGAGAGCTGCTCGGTGATCGGATCGAACGGCTGCAGGTAGAGGCACTCGTAGCCGTTGAATGACGTGAGGTAGTTGATCATCCGCTCGACGATCAAAACGCGGTTCATGATGTAGGTGTTCTTAAACAGCTCATACGCCTCCGACAGTTCCTTTCTGCCGCCCAGCTGCCCCTCGGTTCTGATACCGAACAGCATCGGCGAGGTGACGTTGTGCGCCACGAAAATCTCCTCTTGGATCTGTTTATTCAGCAGGTCAAACTGCTTATCGAGGTCGCTCGGCGTTAGCGACTGTATGCTCGGCGCGTTTTCCTTGCCAGTCGAAAAGGTCAGCACGAAGCGCCCTGCGTTGTTTGCGCCGCTGAACTTGTTGCGCATCTGCCGTTCGATCTCTTGCTTCTCCTCATCCGTCGGGATACCATCGGCGAAGTTAATCATCTGCCCACCCCAAAACTGGTTGCGGATGTTGCTGATATGAAACTTAGCAATCTCAACATCGCACTCGATGTATGCCAGTGCGCCTTGGTAGTTCGGCAGCGGGTAGTGCTTGACACCTGCTGCGTAGTGCCTGTAATAAAATAGCTGCTTGCCGACGCGATTATTCGGATCGAATTTAGGCATACGCTCAACTTCCGCACCTTTCGGGTACTGGCGGATCATGCGTTCGTCGTACCAATCGGCAATGAGAAACATCGTGTCATCGAGCGACACGCGCACCTTTTCAAAGGGCACGTGTTCGATGAAGGCGATGCCGCCGCCTCTATTCCACGTCACCGCAAGCGCGAAGCCGTTGAATAGCTCAAGGTCTAAAACGAACTTTTGCGTCAGGTCGTTCAGGTCATCGTCTTCGTTGACGTCAGCCATAAACGCCTCCGCCTTTGCCTGTTGCGCAACGGTGGTCTTATCCGCATCCACTGCCCAGCCTTTGCCGGCGATGTAGTTGCACTTGCCGTTGATGATCGCGTTGTGCTTCGCGCTTTTCTTATAGATGTCGAGCAGATAGTACGGGTAGTCGTTCATCTCGCCGAAGGTGTACAGGTCGTTAGCCTTGCTTTGCAGCATCAGCGGATACCTGTAATCTGCCTGTGGGATGAAGCTAAAATTCAGTTTAGTCATAAGAAACGTAGTCGATGGTGTTTGTTGTACTCGTGAAGCTGCCCTCTGTCGTTTCAATCATAGCAAGGCCTGTTTCAAGAACTCGCGGGTTCGTGGTTGGCAGCAGGAAGCGACGCATAGCACGCGTATGCCTATTTGTCTGCGATTTGTTATGCTGATTCGCATTGCCGTTGTTCATGTCAACCGTATACGCCTGCGCCGCATCTACCTGCGTCGAACTCCAGTAGCTTTGATTGACGAAGCTACCAAGGCCTGCACTGGCAAGGTTTGTATAGACTTCGGTAAGTTCCTCCAGCGACGGCAGAAACCAGTCGCTAAAACTGTTCAGCACTAAGTCATTGGCAAGCCTCGCGGCTATGCCTGCTGTTGCGCAACCCGCGACAATAGACGCCGTGTTAGCGATGCCTGCACCAATTGTGTTAACAGTCCCTGCGATGTTGACACCTTGACACCCCCACTCCGCGCTGCTCGACTGATCCACTGCCGCGGTGATATACGCATAGCCGCTATCCGTAAAAGTGTATAGTCCGCCCTGCACGAAGTCGCCAGCGGCGTAGGTTGCTGGGTTCTCCGTCACCTCGTAGCGATACTGCCCCTTGGTCAACGCGCCCAAGGTAAACGCGAATTTGTCGTAACGGCTCTCGTAGCTGCTTAGGTTGTCAATCGCGTTCAGGTAGATGTCAGTGGCTTCCAGCGTCGCCAAGTTCGTCAGCCGCAACCGGTAGACCGTCGCACTGTTCGCGCGCTCCGTCCACGTCACCGCTATCGTGTTGCTCTGGCTGGCTTTCAGGTATAGCATGAAGTTCTTTTATTGAAATATCCCTTGCCACGTTTTTGTACAAATTGAACCTGCGCCGCGTGATCTCGTCAATGTCAAAGCGCTTCTGCATCTTGGCCGTCAGCCTGTCTGCCATCTCACGCACCATCGCCGGCTCGTTGATCATTGCCTTCATCGACTTGTACCACTTCTTCGGTTGCTTTTCGTCGACCAGCACGCCATCCCAGCCGTCGGTGATGCAGTCGGCATACATGCAGACGTTGCTGGCGATTATCGCCTTGTTCATCCATGCGGCCTCCGTCACCTTCAACTCCGACTTGAGCCTGTTGAACTTATTGTCGCGAAGCGGCGCAAGCGCAACGTCAACGAAGTTGTAGCCTCCAACGTAGCTGTAAATATCAGCAGCTTGTATCCGTCCGTAGTTATTGTTTTTCCCTTTGTTACTAAACACCTGCTCGTACTGCTGATATATCGGATTGCCCTCATTCCACCCGGCTAAGTACAGCATATAGCGCCCTTCCAGCGTGTGATCATCGCAGAGGCGCGACAGTGGCAGTTCCAGCAAGGCCACGTCCTCCGTGTGCTGCGCAGCGCCGAAGTAGCCAAAGCGTAGGCGCTCGCTCTTGGTCGGTTGCGGCTTGAATTGGTCGTAAAGTAGATGCGGCACATTCTCGCATATGGTCACGTTCCGGTTCAGCTTGACGATCTCATCGCGCAGGTACGTCGTGGTAGTGATAACCGCATCCGCAAGCTTGACGTGTTCAGCGACAATCGCAGACATGTTCGTATCGTGGTAGTGCTTGTAGAAACTGTGCCCAGTTCCCAAGTGCCAATAATCGTCCATGTCAAGAATAATCTTCGCACCGTATTGACGCAGGATGTCAGCAACAGGCTTGACCGCCTCAATCGGTCCTGCAATCCAAGTGCGATTATACAGGAACACGTCGATCGTTCGCAGTTCTTCGTCGCTCATAGTGCGCACGTCAGCGATGCTCACGAACTCGGCCTCGCTGCCGAACATCTCATGCACCCGGCTGCTTGGCATCTCCAAGCGATAGTAGCTGCACCCTGTGGGATGCTGATTGTAAACGATACATACACGCATAGAACAAAGTTAGCCCAAAAAAAAGAACCCTGCGCCACCATACGCAGGGTTCTCCAACCAACCAAAATCTATGCTAATATACGTTATCCTTCGAGCGTTTGCGTCGATGAAGTGACAGCATTTGCAGCGGCAGCCGTAACCTCAACGCATGGCTCTTCTTCCATGCCTGTCAGCGTCAACTCATAGCCGTTGCGGTCACCCATCGCCGTCCCTGTCTGTGACGTTCCAGCACTTACTTCGATACCGTTGTTCTTGCCAAGTAGCCAATACTTGCCATTTCTGTCTTTGACGATAGCCATCATACGCGCAGTAGTAACCAGCCTCAACTCGTTGCGTACTGCCTGCTGCAGCTTGTTGATGACAAGCGTAGCCTCCTGCTGATAAAAGACCGTGCCGTTCTCCGTCGATGCGTTTATCGTTTCAGTGAACTGTCCGACACCTTTCGGCAGTTCGTACTTGTAGAAGCCGCTGACACCTGCACCTGTTGTGCCGCTGCCAACGCTTCCAGTTATCGCTGTCACCTGCGATGACGCGTTCGTGACTATGCTTGTTACCGCCGTAAATGGCGCAAGCCTAATCTCCGTGATGCCGCCCACGTTGTCGCGGCATCCTAATTTATATCCAGTTGTTAAGGCGCAAGGCATGTCTATTTCGTTTAGTTATTGACAAAAGAAAAGAAGCGGGGAGGGTTGCCCCTCCCCACTAACTTACGCGGTTTTCAGCGCTGGAGTCGTGGCGTTGTTGCCCAACACCAAGCTGATGTCAGCAGGGAAGGCAATCTGCACGCCGTACTTGTAGGCAGCTTGGAATCTGACACTGTCGTTGTCGTAGGATGCCCAGATGCGGAATTGATCTTCGTCGCTCAACAAGTCCGTTCCGTAGAAGAGATTTGAAAGCGAACCAGCGAAAATGCGCTGCGTGTTGTTCAGTCCGTTCACCGCAACGACCTTCATGTTCGTGCCGGGATAGAACATTTCACCGCCTGCAACTTGACCGAGGTCACCCTGATACAAGTTGACAGTGACCAACTTATGCACGAGCATACGATACAAGTCCCAGCCGCAGAAAGCGACCAAGTCGTTGTTGCTGATGACGCGAGTGGGCAGGTTGTTGTAGGCTGTTTCAAAGCCGCTGACAATCGTTGAGTCGCTGAAGTTAGCGCCAAGCTGCGCGGTCACAACGCTGGAAGCACCTGCACCGTAGCGAGTGAGCCACAATAATCCACCACCACCTGTGCGGTTCAACTGCGCGTCACCTGATGGCGACGTTGCACCAACTGCCCAGCCTGATGTTCCTGATACGGAAGCACTGGCAGCGGCAACCGATGGCACTGACTGCCAGATAGCGCGCTCAATGCCTTCCGCGATGCGCTTAGCCTTCTGCGTTGCGAAAGCCTGCTCGAAAGGCACGCCCTCGTAGTTGCTGCCCTGCGTCAGCTGCGATGCCAGCCAAGCTGTCTCGAGTGAGCGAGGACATAACTCTTCCTGCACCTTTACGCGAGCCACAGTGATTGTGCGCTGGCTAAACGTAGTAGTGCCGTCGGCGTTCCACGCACAAGCAGTTGCATCTTGAAACACAGCGTCAGTGTCCATGATGTTTAACGCTTCCTGCGACTTGATGCCTACGCGCTTTTGCAATAACGACTGCGTCTTTGCGTCAAATACTGTTTGGGTTATCAGAGGCAGTTTGTTCTGCTCAACGTACCCGGTGATGGTTGCGATTGAAAATGACATAGTTTATTTTTTTAGGGTTTTTAGGGTTTCTTGTACTTCTGCAAGTCTGCTGGCGCGGCTCATCTTCACCGACTCCACAACCGCGTCACTTGCTCTTTTCTTCGGCGCAGCGGTAGGCATTTGCGCCAACGCTGACAACGCCGTATCAATGGTGCTGAACCTCGCGGCGTTAGCTTCAACCTCGCCGCCCATCTTCGCCATCATCTCCTCGACCTTGGCAGCCAAAGCAGCGATAGCCGCCTCCATAGCTTGCATCCTCTGTTCATGCGGATCAGCAGGCATCTCTTCGCCTTCAGGTGTGACTTCAATCTCTACCTCTTGCGCCTCAACAGCTTCAGGTGCCGGTGCCAGTGCAGCGTCGCCGATCTCGACGATCTTGCCGCCTTCGGTAGTCACAACTCCAACTTCAGGGATGCTATGCGCGCCATCAGGTGCAGGCAGCAGTCCCTCTTCAGTCACGACGTAGACCAACGTGCCAACGGCTAACTCGCCATCCACGCGGATCATCGTGCCATCCTCCAACTTATAGTCGCTGAACGCCAACGGCGCAGCTGCTGGCGCTGGCGCAGCGGAGAAGCTACGCAGCACGCGGGTTAATTCTGAAATTCGATCTGATAGGTTCATATGGTTAAATATCGTTTGGTTTGATAGTATGCAAAAAACTCTCAAAGGCTTGGGCAAACTCCGCCATCGCCACCTCTATCTCCGTGTCAGTCGGCTGCATGCCGAAGTAGCCTTCAATGCTGAACCCGGTGAACTGGTCGCGCTCATCCCACACTTTGTCATTCTCGACCTTGAACGATCCAAACCAGCTGCCATCCTTCGCATCCTCGTAGCCGTTTGGTGGGTTGATGCCGCGTTCCCTGTCTATCAGGTAACTCTCGAACATATACACGCCATCAATGGCGGTGCTGTGTTCAGCGTTGACGTTGTGCTGGTTTCCCTGCTTAAAGTACTTCTGCACCATCTTGCGGATCGTCTCCTTCTGGAAAATCACGAAATACTCGCCCCTTGTTTTGTCGCGGCGTATGATCGGCGTGTCTGCCAACATCAACGGCCCTGTCAGCACGCGCTTTTCGCCTGTTTCGGTAAACCGCATCTTCTCCTTGCTGAACGCCTGAAATGGCCGCTCAATCGCAGGGGATTCAACGAGTGCGACGTAGCTTACGCCTTCGTCAACTTCGTCAATGGTCATCAGGTAAACTGGTAGTTCCATAGCCTTAAATATCATCAGTTCGCCAACTGTGCAAATTCGCTGATCCTACGCAAGCGCCCTGATACTGTGCGCACGTCGGATTCGACGACATACGCGCGCATGCTTTGACCTTGACCTGCGCCTGCACCTTCATTCGGGTTGGTTAGCTGGCTATTCGGGTTCATCACTCCGCCTCCCGATGCGAAGCCTCCTGTCGTTGGCGGCGCTGATCCGCCTCCGCCTCCCATATCAGCATTTGACGATCCCTGAAACTGCTGATTGCTGATAGCCTTAACGCGGAGTGCTGCCGCTGCCGCTGCCGCTGCTGCCAAGATGTAACTCAACGGAGGTGGTGCTGACTTAAACGCTTTTTGCGTTGCCGTGATGCCGTCAATTATTGCCGTACCCATCGACGCCTTCTTATTGATGTCAAAAGCTCTGCGCTGTGCTTTTTCGCTCTTGCCGGAAAATAGCGTCGTTAAGTCCGCGATGCCTTGCAGCACTTGCTTCGCTTGATCTACTTTACGCTGCGCCCTCATCGCCTCCAGTGCATCGGCTTCGGCATCTGCTTTTTTCTGCTCTGCGACGCCTGTTCTCTTGATGACGACCAACTCGCGCTCTACTTGCTTGCCTTTGTCTAAAAACAACTGCAAGCCGTCAACGCCTGCGTAGATATATGACGCATCATTCTCGGCCTTCTTCTTGTTAAATGCCTCAACGGCTCGAAGGTAGTCCTCCTGATCTTTCTTCTTTTTATCCAGCGCCTGCTTGTTGATGAACACCTCGTACTGCGCACGCAATAGGTTGTGCTTGTGATATGCCTCTGCCAGCGCTTCCTCATCTTTAGCATTTTTTATCCTTTGTCGGGAAAGTTCAAATTCCTTAGCGAAGATTTGCATCTGCGATTCGCCTCTTGCCTCCATTACTTCGATTTGCCTCTCCAACTCTAAAGTCACATCTGCAACCGCTTTCTTTGGCTCAATGCCCAAGAATCGCTGCACCGCCGCCGTCAGTTTATCCCAGTTCGACACAAGCAAGCCAATGGCTACCACCGCCGCGCCGATGCCTGTCGCTATGAGCGCCAAGCGAAACGCCTTCATTGCCCCTGTGCTTGTCCCTACTGCCAACGCATAGGCACGCTGCGCCGCCGCGTTCAGGTTGACCATAAGCGCGGAGTCCTTGTTGAGCGCGTTAGCAACAGCCGTAGCACCATTGACCAATGCCAGCGCCGCCTGCACCTTCATCATCGCCTTCTGAACATCTTCGCTCTCCTCGCCGAACAACGCGGCTGCACCTTGCGCAACAGCGAAGCCGCCTGCGATGCCTTGAATTGCCGAAGTGAACGTGTCAAGCGTCCGCGTATCCGATGCCAACGCCTTGACCTGCGCGCTCGTGTCGCCGATAGCGTCCTTCAGCGATCCTGCCTCGGCAGCCATACGCCGGAACTGGTCGGTGTTCTTCTGCCCCGCCGTTTCGAGGTCAAGCATCTGCTTCTGCAAGTCGCGGAGGCGCGCCTTCGCCGACTGCGTCGCCTTCTGTGTGTCGTCCTCCGCCCTGACCTTGACGGTGATCTCTTTGTCTACATCTGCCATTACTTGCCTTTTATTGGGTTGACGATTTGCGGATAATACTCACCTTGCACCTCCGCATTTAAGTTGTAGTTGCCGACAGGGTTGACCGACTGCGCGCTGAACTCCGCGAGGTTTAAGATGCGGCGAAGCGTCACCCGGCACATGACGTTCTGCCCGATCCTGTAATCTTTGATTTCCAAAAGCCGCCACCTGATGCCGTGCCAGTAGATCGGGATGCGGAAGTCAAGCGTCGCGATGTCGGTGACGGTCAGCAGGAACGTTGCCTCAACCTGCATCGCCTCCTTGCTTGCGATTTCTTCGATGTAGTTGCGCCAGTAGGTGTTGAATAGGTTATTGTTCGTGTACGGCGTGAATCCTGCCTGACCATCCGGCAAGGCGAAATAAAGCTGCCTCGGCATACCAAACGCCAAGTCCTGACTTGGGTTGTATGGGTTGTCAACGTGGCCAATATAGGGCAACGTGTCGCCACTCACCCAGCTGCTTACCGTGGTCTTGAAGGCATCAACCCAAAGCCACGTTTCAACGCTGCCACTTGGCGACGGCTGCATCTTGACGTAGTTGTACTGCGCCAGCCTGTACCCTGTCTTCATCGTCCGTATGCTGCCATCCGCTTCCACATCCCACGTCCTGCCCATGACGATGTTCGTGCGGTATTGCGCTGGGATGACTGTCGCCGCCTTTGTTTCGATGACCTGCTCACCACGGCCGTAGAAGTTGTCGGTGTCGTACTGCCGCGATCCATAGCCTGTCTGCCACGTGTTGCGGTACTGCTTAGATAGCGCCTCGCCACCATCGCGGTAGGCAAAGGTGAAGCGCTTGCGGAGTTCAGGATCGCCGCATATCATCGTCATCTCCGCGTTCTCGTCGGACTTCTGCGACCAATCCACTGATCCGCTGGAGTAGAAGGTAGTCCACGGCTCAATGTAGATAAGTGACGGATCTTGCGGCGACTGGTAGAAGTATAAATTAAACATCTTCTGCAAGTCGGCAAGCAGGTCAATCTGCAGTGTGTCGGCAGGCAGTGCCGTGCGCATGTCGATAGATTGGCCAACTCGACTGAATGTTTCGAGCAAACTGATCTGAACTGTCGATGCGCTTAACGTCAACCCTGCAGTGTCCGAACTGACTGTAACTTTTAGCGTTTGACTTGGTCTAAGTATTAAAGTGCGATCCAAAGACAGCCCTCGTGAAAAAGCCCCAATCGCTTGAGTGTATGTTATGTCATCGCCATAAATGTCTTTCAATAAATTACCGCTGCTATCTCTTGCACTAATCACCAAAGTTGTAGTTCCGGATGCGCCAGTAAATAACCCTTCAAACCTAAATTGATACTTACCTGCATATTGGCTGCTGGCTGTAAAAATGCCATTAGTGGTGTTAAACTTGCCGTCGTCGCCGTTGAAGAATGGATCGCCAGTTTGGTCAAAGATGATTGTCTTTTCTTCCGCCGCATCCCATGTGACCTCTTCGCTGCCAACGTAACACTTATTCGATCCACTCGCATACGCGAAGGCGTCGCCAGCGTAAGGGATGACCATGCGCTCGAACTCAGTGGTGTCAAAGAAAGCCGACTGATAGCGATAGCCGTGCTGCGCGAAAATCAAGTCGACCATCTTCTTAACCCAAATATTCGGACGCATTAACTCAATCGGAATCAACCTGTCAAAGATTGGAGTCACCGAGCTGAAGATCGGCGCAAGCGGTCCTAATGGGTTGCTGACGTCGTAGCAGTGGAAGTGGCCAGCCGCGTCTACAATGCCGTAAACATATCCGCTCGCATCGCTGTAACTGTCATCCCAAGTGCCTGTGACCAGCGACACGCTGAAGGTGTGGTTCATGCCGGTCACGCCGACAGTGTCAACAAGCTTGACGTCAGCCATGTTGCTGAATAGCGCCACCTCCTCGCCGTAGATAGCGACCTCGTAAGTCGCCTGCCCCTTCGTCACGCTCATCGACAATAGCTGCATAGTGCCGGCGAAAACCTGAACGCCGTCACTCCACACTGCGCACTTGACCTGCTTGTTTGGCGTGAAGCCGCCGACGAAACTCTGCACGTTGTAGGCATGGCGGAAGGCTGCGTCGTTGCCCTTCGTTGAGGGCAGCGCAATCGTCTTGCTGAACGCACCCTTGCGCTTGGTGACGTCAGCCAAG